CGGTTTATTTTAATAGTCTTATCATTATTAAAAAAATCTATTAAACCATCACATATTTTTTCATCCATAATCCAACCACCAATAAATGATGGTTGATTGTGTTTTGATTTAATTTCATATTCTTTCATCATGTTATAATTTATACTTAATGTCTTGATGGAGTATAGTCGATGTCTTCCAGAATTGTTTCCAACATCTCTCCATATTCTTTAAATCTTTTATCTCCAGCAATAAAACATCTCTGACGCATCCATACCGCATCTGCAAGAAGTTTTACTTGATCTTCTGTGAGTTTTAAGGTTTTCATTTTAGTTTTGTAAATTTCTTATGTAGTTATTTGACGAAATACATATGACGACGATACTGTTCACCAGGGCAGTTTTCTAAATGTTCAACTTCTTCATCTGGAAGAAAATTAACACCACCAAGAAGTTTTGCTCCAATAAAAATATCAGCAGACTTTTCACACATCAGAGTAGCAGCAGCACAATCCTTTTGATAAGGTGATGCTGTAATAATACCATGATTCTCTAGAAGAATCAACTTAGGAAAGTATCCGTGTTGGTCTACAAACTCACCAACATACTTCTCCACATTTTGAAGTAAACGAGCACCAGGAGGAGCATAAGGGACAAGGCAGGACACTACACCGTTTCTTACAATCTGGTCTGGAAACCATCTCTGACAAGCAAAATCATTGACCGCAGGAGAGCAGAGTATCTGTGTAGTCTTTGGTGGATGAGTATGTGCGATATAATTGATTTCTGGGAAGTGCTTCATAATCCAAGCATGAAAAAGCACTTCAATACTTGGTTTCTTTTGATTTGGATTTAGTTGTTGAGCATCAGTATCCACCAGAACTAAATCATCTTCCGATAGTGTATGAAGACTTGTGCCACTTGCTTTGATTAGAAAAGTATCTTCTGTTTGTCTCTCTGATACATTACCTTCACCACAGATAGTATAGTCAGCAATCGTGTGTGCTAAGTCTAGAAGCATCGTTAAGTATTGTAAAATTGTATTTAGAAATTGTATCAGATATTGAAAAAAGTTTTGTTATGGTTTCTACAAATAGTTAATAATGATAATGGTCTGTGAGTGATAGAAAGAACAAAAAGAAACCGAATGCTATGAAGAATATTAGGATTTGGAGCATTTTATTGGTGCTTTTGTAGATATTTAATCATTTCTTCTAGTACTGAAACATTATCTCCTACAAGTCCAAGAGCAGTGTTGCAGTTATTGCAAAGAATACCACGAACTTTATTTGAAGAATGGCAGTGGTCTATACACTTTTTATCCAAAACCTTATCACATATCTGACAGTTCTCATTTTTCATAAGTTCTGCGTACTGTTGTTCAGTTAGTTTGAACTTTCTACGCATAAATTCGTGCGGTTTATAATACTGTCTTCTATTTTTTGTCGCACACTTTTTACATCTTGGTTGCAATCCAACATTACCAGAACTAAAAGTTCTTTTGTGAAATGAACTATCTGGTAAAGAAATTTTACAATCATTGCAAGTTTTCATATTTGTAATGCGTATTTTCTATACCTATTTATACAAAAAAGGAACTCCGAAGAGTTCCTTAACATTATATCACCCGATAGTTGGAGCAGTCAAGGCAACAGGCGTTGCTTCAACTGATGCAAGGTCTAGGGGGAAGTTGTGAGCATTCCTTTTGTTTTAACCTCTGTCGCCAGAGGGAGCGGACTATATCATCACTCATAAGAGTGTCGGACGCTAGTGGCGTATTACGGATGAAGCGTCATCCACCGCCTAGTCTCTGAACCTTCCTTACACGCTTGCAAGGCTTGGCTGCTGATTGTCTACAAGAGAGTTCCAGCAATTCATCCGATTTAACGAGCGCCATGCGTTCACAAAACGCTCGTGCATTACCTCCATCCCGAGACCAGCACGATTAAGTACATCTGCCCAAGTATTGAGCACACGACCCTGAGAGTCAATGATGGACTGGTTGAAGTTGAAACCGTTGAGATTAAAAGCCATCGTGGAAACACCAAGAGCAGTGAACCAGATGCCTACAACAGGCCAGGCAGCAAGGAAGAAGTGCAGCGAACGTGAGTTATTGAAGGAAGCATATTGGAAAATAAGGCGACCAAAATAACCGTGTGCAGCAACGATGTTATAAGTCTCTTCTTCTTGACCAAACTTGTAACCGTAGTTCTGTGACTCGTTCTCAGTGGTTTCACGAACCAGCGAGGAAGTAACCAGAGAACCGTGCATAGCACTGAACAGTGAACCACCGAAGACACCAGCAACTCCAAGCATGTGGAAGGGGTGCATCAGGATGTTGTGCTCTGCCTGGAACACAAGCATATAGTTGAACGTACCAGAGATACCCAGAGGCATCGCATCAGAGAAAGAACCTTGACCGAAAGGATAGACCAGGAATACAGCAGAAGCAGCAGCAACAGGTGCGCTGTAAGCAACACAGATCCAAGGACGCATACCTAGGCGGTAAGAAAGTTCCCACTCACGTCCCATATAGGCATAGATGCCGATCAGGAAGTGGAAGACTACAAGTTGGAAAGGACCACCATTGTAGAGCCACTCATCCAGAGAAGCAGCTTCCCAGATGGGGTAGAAGTGCAGTCCAATAGCATTGGACGAAGGAATAACAGCACCAGAGATGATGTTGTTTCCATACATTAGAGAACCAGCAACTGGTTCACGGATACCATCAATGTCTACAGGAGGTGCAGCAATGAAGGCAACGATGAAGCAGATGGTTGCAGCAAGTAGGCAAGGAATCATGAGGACTCCGAACCAACCGACATAAAGACGATTATCGGTTGAAGTTACCCAGTTGCAGAATTGTTCCCAAGTATTTGATTGTGATTGTTGACGTGAAAGTGTAGCGGTCATTTTTTTAAAACAGTTAGTAAGACCATCAGGGAAATGGTGGAGTTACTATGCTCTCCGCACCCTCAGCGGAGATATGAGAGACGTTTTTATACTCCCATAGGTCTCGGTTAACGGGAGTTACAAAGATTAAGAATCTGTTACATTCCTTAACCTGTTGATGTATTTATCATAACACTGTTATCAAATGCTGTCAATAGGTCCAATTGCCCAGATGGCACAAAGATAAATAAGAACCATTTTCCATAAATATTATTATACCATTCGGAGTAATGCAGTGGCAAAATCTGCAAACAAAGGTAAAAAAGGATCTGCTGGTGGTAAGCAATCTAAACAAAACCAAGGTAATGCGACTGCGAAAAAAGCAAAAAACGGTGGCAAGAAAAAGTGAGGTTATATGCCACGCGAATGGAATACCCCCAAGCGTGAACCTTGGAACGCACCGATACATAATATACTAAAAGCAATAGACAATCACACTCAAGAATATTTCAAGAGTGGTGATAAATGGCATCTACAAAAAGCAGAACAACTTAGATTATATCTGACCGAACTTAAGACCTGGATCCATAAACAGGAAGGGAGATGAAAAAAATAATTCTCATTGGACTGATGGTTATAAGATTAATCACCAACGAAGGAGTATTCAATGAGAATAGGAGACCACAACCAAAGAGACAATTCACAGAAATCATCAGGTTCATCAGAAGACCAGCAAAAAGAGGTAGGAAAAAAACAAAGTTCTATTCTGAATAAGTTAATCTTTGCTGTTTGTTGTTCTATTATTGGATTTGTTGGTTTGAATTTTGTTGCCTGTAATTTTATGATTCCAGGTACAACAAACTATGCAAATCTTTTAGGTGGATTAAAAAATCCGCCTCCAACAGATTGCAAAGAATCTGAAAGAAGAGGATTTGAAACTTTATTAACAATCTTAACTACTGTAATTGCTTTAAGAACTAAGTTAGAAGATTAGGATCTCCAAAGTTTACCTTCCGCAATACGTCTTCGCTGAAGTCCTGCAGCAACGTTTGTTCCTGGATTATGATAAAGATAAAGTGCATCAGGAACTTTAGACCATTCCTTGCTTTTAAGAACTCTAGTTATAGTATTAAAATTGGAAGACCCGTAGAAACCAGCACCAAGATTATAAGCAAAAGATAGAAGAGCTCCTTTTTGATTTTCATTCATCTCATTCCAATAAGGTATTCTTTGAAGTGCGGGAAGAAATCTATTCTTTATATCAAACTCAAGTAAAGTGTCCGCATACTTTTGAGTGATTACTCTTCCAATTCTAAAAGGAGTACCATCAAAGTCTCTAGTGCTTCCCCAACCTATCGTGATTGGTGGTCCTTTGGTCAGAGGATCTGGATATGCATTTAAATGACATCCTTCAAACTGTTTGATTAAATTAACACCAACCAAAGGCACTTCATTGGTATTATTTGTATTGGTTGGTGTTTCTACTTTTTTGCTTCAAAAATACGACCCCATCCAGTTTTATCTTTTCCTCTTTCTAACCAACGATGAGTAAGATCTGATTTCTTGTATACTGCACCTCTACCATTAGTTACTGGTCCAGTGTATCCATCATTCAGAGAACCATAAGGATCATTTACAACATAGTCTTCACCTCTCTTACCAATCACGGTAACCATGTGCCCGCCAGTAGGATTAGATAAAGTGCCGCGATGATAGATCCCGATAACAACAGGTCTCCCAGCGGCAAGCTCACGATCAAGATCAGCAAACCCAAGATTGTAACTAAAGCGTGACTTAATTCCATAACCTTCCAAAACTTTTGTCTGGACGGTGTGATCAGTCGAATCACCGATTGCAAATACTTTTTGAACATAGGCGTCATCGCCCTTTGGTCCTTTGAGTGTGCCTGGTTTAAAGTATTCTAATACCATAGCACAGGCAGATGAGTTACAGGTGCGGTTAGCGTCTCTGTAGTTATCTGTCTGTGGATAGAAAGGAACATCAAGAACTCCAGGAATAACTGGATCATTCTTAGTTCTAAAAATTCTTACCCAATTTGAAGTATCATCCAAGAGTGGAGAATCTTTCAAATCAACTTCCAGTTGCTCTACTGCAGCAACGTGTTTTGGGTTTTTTGGATCATAATATTGAAAAAAGTTATGAAGATCTACTCTCATTGTTCCTATTCATTTGATATTTTATTTATTAAAAAAGCGCCCTTTCGGACGCTTTGTATTCTTCAGACAGTTGCAGTTTCTCGAACTGTAGATTTCACATAATCAAAAACCACTTCTGGAGTAGTCGCCTCATAAGGGTCGGTGTCTGCATTGTCCCGTTGCCCCGCCTCAACGAATAGTTTTTCGATGATTCCGTTATCCACGACCATAGCATAACGCCAAGAGCGATCACCGAAACCAAGGTTAGACTTATTGACGAGCATACCCATAGAACGTGTGAAATATGCATTTCCGTCTGGAATGAGTTTTACTTTCTCAATGTTCTGGTCTTGTGCCCAAGCATTCATCACAAACCCATCATTAACAGAGATGCAGTAAATGTCGTCAATGCCGAGACCCAGAAAGTCGTCGTATTTCTCTTCGAATCCAGGAAGCTGATAGGCACTGCAAGTAGGAGTGAAAGCACCAGGCAGGCTAAAAATGACCACACGCTTTCCATCGAAAAGTTCTGAAGATGTACGATTTACAAATTCACCAGACTCACGAAAGGTGAATTGTACTTGAGGAACTTGATAACCTTCTTTACGCATAGTGACCTCCATCAGAATACACCAGGAATGATTTGGCCAGTAGTGAAATAAGTGCCAACAGCAATGACAAAACCGATCATTGCTAGGCGGCCGTTGAGGATTTCTGCCTCAGTGGTAAAACCGAATTTCATTTTGTTTCTCCTCGATAAGGGTGTTTTTGTTTGAGATCTGGATTTGGATTACAAACCAGTTTTTCTTTCACAGGTTTAATAACAATAAACTTGTCATTCTTAAGAGTGCCAGCGATCTTGACTTCTAGTTCTACATCTCGATCCCAAGCACCACTATCAATCAGTTCGTGAAGAGCAATACTAAATTGCCCCAACATAGCAACAGACGATGGTTCAATTGCCCTCACAGGTTTTCTTCCTGTTCAGTGAGGATTACACAATCGCTGGTAGGATATGCAGTGCAGGTAAGAATGAAACCATCTGCAAGTTGATCATCGTCCAAAAATGTCTGATCTTCATTATCAACGGTTCCTTCAATCACCTTACCAGCACAAGAGGAACAAGCACCAGCGCGGCAGGAGTATGGGAGGTCAACTTCTGCCTCCTCTGCCGCATCAAGAATGTAAGTATCATCATCACACTGGATAGTTGTTTCGGAGCCGTCGGGAGAACGGAGAGTAACATTGTAGGTTGCCATAAATTAATAAGTTTTTGAAAGTTGATTTACTGAGTGTGCCAACAAAACGAAGAAGGCGACACTAGTAATTGTAAAGATAATTGAAGTCATTGTCAATCAATTGTCAGAAGATTCCGAAGAAGAAGTTGCCAGTGATAGCATAAGAAATGAAACCAGCAACAATGCCGACCATTGCCCAACGTCCATTCATTTTCTCCGCTTTTTCTGCATAGGGTTCAAAACCATAACGTTCGATATCTTCTTTAGACATCCACATTGTAGGTTCTTTGGCAAACATATTCATTTGTCCAAATTCGTTTTTTGTTACAGTCATTGTACATTCATTAAGAATTGTTACACAATTATATAGCAAAAAGAAAGGGGTGTCAAGCACCCCTCGTAGTAATTTATACCTAATTTGGTTAGGATTTACTGACCAATTCGGTTTACAGCAAGTCGTGCTCGGTTGAGGATAGAACCACTCAAAGGTACATATCCAAGATCATCGGCAAGTGATTGTGCCTTTGAACTCAGAGCATAGTTGAGTGCTTTACGAATAGCATCAGTATTAGCACCATTACCAGTCTTATATGCAAGAATCCAAGTCAGAGTAGAAATTGGGTATGCAGTTACACCAGCAGGATTGGGATTTTCACCAGCAAGGTTTGCATCCAGTTTGATATTATTCAGTGCAGCAGAACCAGAAGCAGCGGTAGGAAGAACAAACTTACCTGCCTTATTTTGAATTGCTGCTGCTTGGAGTTTGTTTGCTTTTACAAATCCAGTGTTTACATAACCAATAGAACCAGGAGTGTTCTTAATAGTTCCAGCAACACCTTCGTTACCTTTGGATCCAATACCAGTAGGCCACTTCACTGCCTTTGCTGCACCAGCAGTCCAACCACCAAATGCTTCCAAAGAGTTAGTAAAAGCAAAAGTGGTGCCAGAACCATCAGAACGATAGACAACACGAATAGGTCCATTACCACAGTTAGGAAGTTGATTCCAATCCTTGATACGCCCAGCAAAAATATCCACAGTTTGCTTTTGAGAAAGTTTCAGACTACAACCCTTCTTGTTATAAGCAACAGCAATAGTTCCACCTACCATAGGAATTTGAACGACACCACGCTTCACCTTTGCTGCTTCTGATGCTTTGATCGGTTCGTCACTTGCTCCGAAGTTAACTGTGCCCGCAATGAATTGACGAACACCAGCACCAGAACCAACGGACTGATAATTAACCCTACTCCCAGAAGTTCGTGCATAATCTTGGAACCATCGTTGATAAATTGGAGCAGGGAAAGTAGCACCTGCACCATTAATAGTAGGCCCAGCAAGAGCAGCAGTAGGAGCAGCGACTAGACCAACAGCAAAAATTTGTTTGAGTTTCATAAAAAATTGTTAGAAGTAAATTGACTTCATAAGTAATGATACTAGAAGAAAACCTTAAAGTCCACTAAGAATTGGTTAAGGTTTTGATTAACCAATAAAAAGGCACCCCAAAATGGAGTGCCTTCACTCAAGTTATGAGTAGTTTATCAGAACTTGAATGTCGTCTGGATTACACCACCCCAGTTAGAGGAGTTACCAGCAAGACGCTGATTGTCGCTACCATAGATGATAGCAGGAGTGATGCTGATGTTATCAGACACTTGATACTTGTAGAAGATTTCAAGAAGAGTGGACTTCTCAAGATTTTCTCCAGTAGGTGCCTGACCGATAGCAACACCAGCGGAGTTACCATCAACAAACACATCATCCCAAGTAAGACCAGCAAACCAGGACTGACTGTTGGTAGCATCACTTTGGGTGCCACTTACAGTGTTCCAACCATAACCTGCTGAGATAGAAGGTGCCCAACCAGATTGGGTGGGTTCCCAATATGCGTTGATAGCATAACCATTAGAAGTTTGACCTGGAACCAGAGTGCCAGAAGCACCGTTCAGACCGTTGTAGGTACGGACACGGGTGCCTTCAGTACCATAACGATAACCGAAAGCAGCACCCCAGTTTTGACCACGATAACCGATCTGTGCCAGAGTGTTGAGAGCACCAGAGCGATCAAACTCACCAGTGGAACTATCATTACCATTTTGTGCAACGTAGTTTACACCAGCAACAAGACCTGTCTTCTTACCATATTGGATACCGAAACCAGAACCTACTGCCTTGTTATAAACACCAGGAGCACCTGCTACTTGGAAGAAGTCAAGGATTTTGGATTCATATGCTGAAGGAACCCAAGCAATCTCAGTGTTACGAACAAGAGCACCAGCAGTAATAGTGGTGGTGTTATTGAACGCAGGGAATGAATAATACAGACGATCAATAACTACATTATTACCGTTTTCACCAGAGGTGTTGTCTGCCTTATCCAGTTTGAAAATTGAAGAACTGGAACCGAAAGGATTGCTACTGAAGTTAGCAGAACGCAGACGAGTGCGAAGCAGATCCTTACCAGTGAACGAAGTGTCCAGGTTCAGACGCAAATCGTAGTTGAATGCGGTATGAGTGATATCACCATCTTTGGTTTGGTAATCATCAACACCACCGATTACGAAGTTTGCTTCACCACGCAGTTTGGTGGTAGTGGAGAACTGCTGTGCTTCAAGCGTAGTAACTTGTGCTTCAAGACCATCTACACGACCCTTGAGAATTGCGAGTTCTTGAGCAAACTCAGCAGTAAGACGCTTGAGTTCATCAGTAACTTCAGTTACACGGTCAAGGCAAGCATTAAGAAGTGCTGCTGCCTCATAGCGAGTCATTGCACGACCACCACGGAAGGTTCCGTTAGGATAACCAGCAACGCAACCATAACGCTCTACTAGGTTGCTGAGTGCCTGATATGCCCAATCAGTTGGTTGGACATCAGAGAATTGAGTAACGCTTGTAACTTGTTCTGAAGAGTATTGGTTGACTGCTGCCATATTAAGATCTGCGGCATTTGCAGCAACAGGAGCAACCATTCCCAGAGCAACAGGTGCAAGCATCAGTTGTTTGAGTTTCATAAAAGTGTTTTAGTACTAAACGACATTTAGATTATTAAGAATTGTGACAGAATTCTTAAGTACTTATTTAGTATAGTGGGTAACTTTGAGTTTGTCAAGCACTTTGTTGTGCTGCAGAATTCTGAGTTATTCGCCCCAAATAAGGATCATAATTCATATATTCTTTGATATTAATATCAACTCCATTTTGCTCCCAGAAATTCAACAAAGCGTCGTGAGGTGCTTTATGAAAAATACCAAGATGTTCAGGATGGATTGCAGATCCCATTTCTAGGTTATATAAAAACAATGGAATTGTATATGTTTTACCAGTTTCTAAGATAGTATCTTCAGAAACTGCTCTTGGTTTTACTCCATTATCAAGTTTGTACTTATCTCCACGAATATGATACTTCATCATTTTTGCAGCATGATGCCTAGTAATCAAATATATTGCAGCAGAAAAGTCATTAATAAATTTAAGATGCAATTTTACATGAATATCTCCTGTGCAAATTGTAGTTAACTGAACACAGTCATAATCATATGGAACTTCTGCAAAGAAATCATTCCAAGTGAAGTTCCAATGTTTTACAATATCAAAATTTACATCATCTTCTAGAATTAAACAATAATCAGCATCACTATTTTCATAAAAATGCTTAATTGCTTTTAAATGTGACATACAACAACCTAATTCACCTTGTGACACATTATCTGGAATTCTGCCTTTAAGGTAACTAGATACATCATCTTCTCTGCCATCGTATCCAGAAATACGAGTATGATCTTCAATTTCCCAATATTTAAATTGTTGTTCCATATACTCACGACGATGAGTATCTGAATCAAGATTAATCCAGTAAATATGAGGAATTCCTTTAAGTTTATAAGAGGACTTATTTTTGTCCATCACAAATTCTGATCCAGTCATCGGGAATTAAATCTTTAGTATCATGATCTTTTGTATATCCAGTTTTTCCAAACCACTGGACAGGTGCAATTACTTTTTTGTTTTTATTTTGAGAAAGCCATGCTCCCCACCAAGAAAAAGAAGAGTTTGCAATAACAAAGTCACTACAAAGAGACATCAAACAAAGATCAACTCTGTTATCAGTATTTTCAGAAATCATAAAACGATCATCTGAAAATAAGTCTTGCTCTTTGCACCAAACAGGATCATCAGAAAAAACGATAACATTTCTATCAGAGTCAAAATGTTTTAGTGCTGCATTATAATATTCAAGAGGAAGATTGAAATGATTTTCACTATTTGTGAGATAATCTGTTCTGCGAATATGAAGAGCGATTGGATTTTCTACGGAAGAGATCATTTCTTTACAAGGTTTTAGAACCTCGTCTTTAAAAGTGAAGTCCTCACGAATCTCTTGTTCAATGTTCTTAAAATATTTTTCTGATTGAAAATAACCTTGAAGAGTTACATGATCTGGACAAAGACTAAAAAGTTCTTCGTCAAAATGAAAAAATCTTTCATTTACAACTGGAGCATGTCCGTTGTTTAAGAGTCCAATATTTACTCTCAAATCAAAAGAATCGAAGAGTTCTGTTCTGAGTTTATTGCCAATTCCATCATCAACTACTTGAGTATGATTTGGAATACAAATATCTACTCCAACATTTCTCGCAATACCTTTTAGTGATGCATATTGAAACATCTGATTGGCAAATCTTCCCATTCGCCCAAGTGCATTAAATCCTATCATTTCATTTGTTCTTTGCGTATTTTTAGATAGTCTTGATTTTTATAATACTCTACCAACTGTTCTTTGTCAAACGTCTTAATAGTATTCCAGAGAGTCCAGTTGTTATTAAAATTAGGGTTACTAAACCAAGAATTATGAGTCCTTGAATGTTCTAAATGATAGACATAACTATCAATTCTACCAATACGATTTTCGAGAACACTCATACGATAATAAAACTCATCATCCTCACATCCCCAAGAAATGAAGTTTTCATTCATCATATAGGAATCAATATATTTTTGTCGATTTACAAATTGAGTCCATCCAATAGTTGAGTTAGAAAGTGTTTTCTTCTTATCAAGAACAGATACATCAAGTTGATTTACAAACTCTTCATAAATATTTTGATTGTATTCAGCACGCCACTGATAAACTCCACACCCATAAGGATACACTATATCTGCTTGATCAGAATTAATTGCATCATATGCTTGATGATAAGACTCTAAAGGAAGAATACAATCTGCATCATAATTTGCAACCACTTTAGTATCTGCAGCAACGATCAAATCATTAAGAACTTTACTTTTACAAAACAAAGTTTCTTGAGTTTCTTCGTAGAGATAAGTCAGATTAGAAGTATCTGTATATTTCCTAATCTCAGGAATTGCTCTAAATTTAAAAGTTGGATGATGAGAAACTTCCTTTACAATCACTTTTGCTGGTACATGCCTAAGAAGGTAAGAGACTGTTGATATAATGTTTCTTAATCTATCTTCTGTCTCTATTCTAGTTGGAATGAGAAATGTTAGATCCATCATCTTTGAATCCTCTCATTAGGAATTGGTTCAACAATCCAAGACTCTGGAATTAAATCTTTAGTATTGTTAAAAGAAAGTCTTTCTCCAAACCAAGGACTTTGTGTGATAACTTTTTTGTTTGGATTCTTCTGTAACCAAGCACCCCACCAAGAAAGAGAACTATTTGCAATGATAGCATCGCTGCACATTGACATCATACATAGATCATAAAATGGAACAAGAGATTTTTCCATTTTACCCGCACCATTTAGTACTTCTTTTGAATAATAAACTCTGGTCTCAGAGAGATAAAAGCGATCACTTTGAAATAGTTTTTGTTCTTTTACCCAATCAAGATCATCAGAGCAGATTAAAACTGGTTGATCATCAGTAAAATGTTTTTCGAGTAGATACTCATAGTGATCCACAACTGGCATTGGATACCAGTCTGGACGACCTACATTATCACCTCTACGAATATGAAGAAGAACAATGTTTCCATTGAACTGACTCATGAATTCGTTACAAGTTTCATGAATATCATCTTTAAATTCATAGTCTTCACGAATCGATTCTTCAATATGTTTGAAGTATTTTTCCGATTGACGATATCCATCAATGTTTACATTATCTGGACAATTATTAAAGAGTTCTTCATCAAACTCAAATCCAGGTTCATCGTGTGTTGGTCCATTTACAAGACCAGTATTCTTGAGATTTTTAAGTTTAAAAGCATCAAAAATCCCATAGTTGGCATAAGTTGGAGTATCCTCTGAAGGAATGCACCAATCCAGGTTATTATTTGAGGCAATACCTCTCAATGCTGCATATTGGAACATCTGATTTCCCAGACGACCGTTTGTACCAAGTCTATTATATCCAATCATAAGTTTACAACAAAATATGGTTCTGTGATATTCTCTTCTTTATCTACAAATTTAACGCGATCTCCATATGAAGTAATCATATAATCATAGATTTGATCCGTAACTTTTTTATCATTATGGATATAAACTGTATAACCTCTATCAAGAAGATCTAAACATAAACGATATTGTTGACTTTCTGTAAGAATATCTGTTCCCTTTTTGTAAGTAATAGAGTCAAAGTAAAAAGGTTTTTTATTTGAATTCATCGTTTCAAAATATTCACACACAAACTTGGCATGTTGATTATTGATCTCATCAGTTACTGTTCCAAGATTATATTCCAATCCAACTTTTTTAGCAAACGTAGCGAAAGATCGATTATCTCGTGGAAGACACGGACCGCCATATCCAAATCCATATCCAAGATATTTTCTACCAATTCTACTATCAGTTCCTACTGCAGTTAAAACAGAGTTAACTTCATCGCCACATCCAGCATGATGAAGAACATCGCCAAGCATATTTGCATAACTAATTTTAGTTGTTAAAAAGCAATTTATAGCAATCTTAGTAATTTCTGCTGCAGTAGTTGACATTGAACAAACAATCGCACGAGTCGTTTGAATCTTTTCATACAATTTCCTAATATCAGCAATAACGTTATCATTATTTGAAAAAGGATCTGCTCCAAGGAGAACCATATCGGCAGTACGAAGATCATTAATAATCGAACCTTGTGCGATAAATTCGGGATTATAAAAAACTTTCACATTTGAAGGAAGTTGTTTTTTAAATGAATTACAGTCTCCTGGATTAGTAGTACATCCGACAACAAAATATTTTTTCTTTATTACGTTTTGAAAATCATCAACAACTCTCCATACAGCAGATACATCATAAGATCCATCTTCAAGAGAAGGAGTTGCTACAAGAGTGTAAATTAAATCACATTCATCAATAACTTCTTTATTATTTGTTGTTGCTCTAAAGTTTTTAGCAACCTTGAGGAGATTTTCTACCTCTGGTTCATGTGTCTGGATCTTTCTTTGGTTCAAATCATTTACATAATCCTCTCGGATATCTGAAACAAGAACGTCGTACCCTGCTGCTTCGCATAACAGAGCAAAACAAATACCAAGTCTACCAGCACCAATTACGCCAATTTTCATAGTTTGAATGTAGGAATAGGATTCATTTTATGTTGATTCATTTGACTGAACTTAATAAGTGCTTCAAGTCCTGGACCAGATCCAGTCTCCATAGCTTCTTCCAGTTCAACATAGGAAGCACCGAGTTGATCTTCATCAGTTCTTCCATCATCCCAAAGACCATCAGTAGGAGAGGCATCAATAATGCGTTGATCTACACCAAAATGCCTACCAAGTTCCCAAACTTCAGTCTTATAGAGATCTGCGATAGGAGCAATATCAACTCCACCGTCACCATATTTAGTATAAAATCCTACGCCATAATCTTCAACCTTATTGCCAGTACCAACAACAATACCACCAACTGAAGTAGCAACTTGATAAAGAGTCACCATACGAATACGAGAACGTGTATTAGCAAGAGCGTGAGTATCAGTACCAAATTCTCTCATCGTGAACTTAAATGTCTCAAACACTTTAGTGAGATCATACTTTTGTACAATCACATTACTAAAGTTTGATTGTAACCAACTAAGGTGTGCGTCAGAGAGAGATTCCTGTTCTTCTTTCTGAAGAATTGGCATTCCGAGAGCATAAACAGGAAGTCCAGTCTTAGCAGCAAGAGTTGAAGAAACTGCGGAATCAATACCTCCAGAAACGCCAACTACAAATGATTTAATATTATGTTCAATAACATAATTTTTTAACCATTTTACTATTCTATTTTCTAAATTTTTATAGTCAGAAATTCGGTTCATTTTAATCAGTAATCTTTTAACTATTATAACACAAACTACTTAGTCCTACCATAGTCATCCTGAAGTCTTTTAATATCAGTCTCTTCACATTGGTCACCCATTTGAACTTCATAGAAAAGAATTCCATTAGAACCTCCTTTCATTCGATGAACTTGTTTAACGTTAATTTTAAAAAAATCACCAACTTTAGCAGGAGAGATAGTTTCATCTAAAGTTATAAATCCATCACCATCAACAACAATCCAATGCTCTTCTCTATGATTATGATATTGAAGAGAAAATTGTTGATTCGGATTTACATAAATTTTCTTAAGTTTATATCCAGTATTTTCTTCTATAGTTTCAAACCAACCCCAAGGTCTTTCTTCTTTACTCATTTTCATATATCCAATTTGGGTTTCTGTATACAAGATTTATTTCATTATGATGAGTCTGTTCCTGATTTGGATGTCTTCTCTGATACATATGAATCTCATTATTATGACAATACTTATCAATCAAATAGCAAATGGATGTACCGACAGTATGAATCTCAGATGCATTTTCAAATGCCTTAATCCAATCAAAAACGTTAAATCCATTAGATTTATCTTGATTAAGATTCATATAATGAATTTTTTTATTTGTCTTGACAGTAAAGTTATCTGAGTCATCCGGATCAGTACCAAATGCACGATTAACGATTACATACTCTCCAGTGAGACCATATGTTTCAATCAGTCTATTTTCTCTTTTCTCATTTCTAATAATTTCAAAAGATTTTCGATAATCAGAAATTGGAACAGAGAGAAAATAATATTTTGCTGCCATTACAGAACACTTGGGCAAATATCTATCAGCAAAACTAGCAGGAACGTAAAGTTCATTTTCAGTCTGATGAATATTAACCGTTCCATAATATTGCTTTAGAGGAAAGTTGTCAGACTCTCTAACCCAAATTAAATTTTCTTTTTTAAGATAAGTCGAAATTAGGTCATAATATACATCACCTACAGGATAGTATACAAGATATCCCTCATTAATAATAACATCAACAAGTCGTTGAAGCCACAAAATATCACCCAGTCCGACTGGTTGATAAATGAGACAAGTTTTATTTGTAATAGTCATAACAATCTCTGATTCCTTTTTCTAATCCCTCATACTTTATACAATCAATACTATTAGGATATCCACAATATGGATATTCTTCATAATTACCTTGTTTAATAATTTCTACTTTATGATCAGAAAGATTATTAATCATATCAGCAATTTCACTTAGATAATATTTTTCTTTATACACACAATTAATGTCATTAACAATTGATTTTTTGCCTATAGACAAGAAATAACTAATAATTTTATACAAATCATTAGCATAGATAAAATCCATTTTTCTGTCTTTAAAAATTTCTATGTTTCTTTTATTGATATAGTTATTAATGTTTGTATTAAAAAATCTACTTGATTCCTCATAAGGACCAAAGCATCCAAACACGCGAAGATTAATTCCCTTAGGGTGATTTAAAACTCTTTTTGCTATACAATATTTTGAGAATCCATAATTATCTCCAGGAATAATTAACCCAAATTGCTGTGGAGATGGTTGCTCTACAGGTGCTGGACGACCATAAGAAGCACCACTATCTAAATTGATAAAAAGTTTGGTATTTTCAACATGTCTGAAAATATTTTCAAACATTGACATATTTTTATAAAAGACCCTTGGATCGTCTTCAATTTCTCTACGGCCACCAACAATAGCGCCGTGTATAATTGCATCATATTTTTCACCATTGAATAATGAATCAACTTCACTAGTGACTTCTAACCTAACTTGATAAGATCTAGGTCTTACAACATCCCACCCTTCATTTTCCAAAAGAGGAACAATCTGGCGTCCAATAAATCCATTGCCACCAGTAAATAAAATTTTACCCTTTTTCATACTTCCAACTAGAATCACTTAATAGTTTTTCAAGTTCGTCATCTTTAATTTCATAAAAATTTTCTTGTGCAGGAAACTGAAGATCTCGAACTTCATTTACATAATCAGTAAGAGCAGACTGAATAAGTTGCCCCGCCTCACAATAACGTTTTACAAATTTAGATTTGAACTCCCAAAACAATCCAATCAAGTCGTGCATAATAACTAATTGACCATCTACTTTGTCACCAGCGCCAATTCCATACACTGGAATTTCAAGAGATTCTGCAATCATTGCAGCAGACTCTCTTGGCATTGCTTCAAGAAGAAGAAAAGAACATCCAGCATCCTGAAGACGAAGTGCTTGGTCAAGAATGACCTTTGCTTGATCTGCGGTCTTTCCTTGAACTCGATAACCACCTAATTTAGCACGAGTGTGTGGAGTCAAACCAAGATGACTCATCACCATAATACCAGCATCACAAATTGCTTTGATTCTTTCTACCATGCAACCTTCTACCTTAACTGCATCCATTCCTGCTTGAATGAAGGCACCAGCGTTAGTTACTGCATCCTCATTTGAGATTTGGTACGACATATAAGGAAGATCTCCAACAGTAAATGCGCGATTAACACCACGCGAAACTGCTTTAGCAGAACGTAACATATCATCCATAGTCACTGGGATCGTTGTTTTATATCCCAATGTTGTCATACCGAGAGAGTCACCAACAAGAATCCAATCAACACCAGCATTATCTGCCATAAGTGCTTGTGGATAATCGTATGCTGTAACTCCTACAGTCTTTACTTTATTCTGTTTTTGCTTTTGCAACTTTAAAATAGTTACCTTATCTTTATTATCAGCAGGCATATTAATCTAGGGGGTTAATTATCATATTACCATAAAACTCTTCTCTAGACAAGAAAGGATACATATCTTCCAAAGGTTTTGCACTGATAGTTCCATCATCATTTTTCTTGCCCATAAGAGTTGGTACAACTTCTTGCCACTTCTCACAAATAACTTCACATACAATTGGTCCATCATAATCTAAAGTGTATTTGATTGCATCTTCCAATCCTTCAGCATCAGCATAAGCATATTCAATTCCAAAACTTTCAACTACTTTACGGATATTTGGAATAGATACACCACTTTCTGGATCAGTACCAATTTCTCTTCCTTCAAAGAATTTCTTCTGAGTAGTTCTAATAGAGAGATACCCATCATTATTCCATACAAACAGTTTGATAGGAAGTTGATAATGAGCAATGGTTTGAAGTTCTTGAAGATTCATCATGAAAGAACCATCACCAGTGACTCCAATTACATCAGAATCTTTTGCAAAAGCAGCGCCAATACAAGCAGGAATAGTAAATCCCATTTCTGCTTGAGCACTGGAAGTAATATATCTTTGATTGTCTTTAATTCCAGTTGCTTGAGAGCAGACATAGTATGCAGACCCAGCATCTGAAATTACAACATCATCAAATCTTTTAAGTTTGTTTAGGCAATGTGTAAAGTAATATAGGTCTACATTTTCGGATGGATTTTTTTCTGGGCAAATAGGCCATTTACTTCTCCAACGAAGACATGTTTCGTTCCATTCGGTTCTACTTCTGTTAAAGATATTTTTTTGTAAAAATTCTTTTGCATCAGAATGAATGACCTTATCAATTTTTACAGTATTCTTTGAATGTTCCTCTTCATCAATATCAACAACGACCACCTTTGCTTCTCTAGCAAAAGTAGAATAGTCATATCCAGTAACAGGAACAGGTAAACGGCAACCAATTACAAGTAGTAAATCACAATTCTGCATTGCAAAATTACCTGCTCGGGTTCCCTTGATACCAACTCTTCCTACAAAATTCGAATTATCAGATTGAATTAAATCAACACCATTGTAAGAAGTTACAACTGGAATATTTGTTTTACGTACAAATTCTCTAAAGGCAAGTTTTGCATTCGCACAATTAATACCGTTTCCAGCAAGTATTAATGGTCTTTCCGCTGTTCTAATTTGCTCTTCAATACTAAAACAAGGAGAACCCTGCACATCCATAGGAACGTCAATCCAAACAGGACCAGGACGACCAGAAGTTGCAATAGAAATAGCCTTTTGGAGAATACCATCAATTTCTTCCGGATTCTCCACAACCACAGAATATTTCGTAATTGGTTTTACGATATCAATAATATTTGCTTCTTGAACACCAAGATTCCTAACACCAGTGGACGCCATATGTGCCCGATTCACATTACCAGAAACAAAAATTACAGGAACACTATCTTGCCAAGCATCGAGAAGTCCAGTGATCGCATTTGTTCCACCACATCCTGTAGTCAAACAAACAGCACCTATACTATTATTGTATTTTGCATAGGCAACTGCACCCATAGCAGATGCTTGTTCATGATGATTACAGATTGGTTTAATCTTTCCATGAGCAGCAATAGCATCATTTAAATACATTGCACCACCACCAGTTACGAGAAAGATATGCTCACACCCAGTTTTATAAATTTGATCGATAATATAATCTGCTACTCTCATTTTTCAAAAGAAGACGTTACTGTTCCAATATAGTTAATCATTTCCTCTGTGATCGTAGGAGAACATCCAACAAAGAAAACAAGGTCAAGAACCTTACAAGCGTTTGGATAGTTCTTATAGTAATCCAAGTGACTATATCCAGGATGCATTAGAATATTTCCTGCAAAATAGTTTCTTGTTTGAACTTTATTTGATTCTAAATGTTGAGTTAGTTTATTCTTTGTTTCTTTACTATCACAAATAATAGGAACACCAAACCAACTTGCTTCTGCTTTAGGAAGTTCATTAACGCTACGAACACCAGGAATCTTTTCAAAGTGTTCCTGAATTAGAGTCTTATTCATTCTTCGATGGTAGTGAATCTCATCAAATTTTTCAATCTGAACAGAACCAATAGCACCCTGAAAGTCCATTGGTTTTAGATTATATCCCATTTGACTATAGACATACTTATGATCAATAATACCATCATACCTTTCAATCCATTTATCAAATCTCTTGCCACAAACTCCACATGAAAGAAGATTTTGTGCGCCAACACAATAACAATCACGCCCCCACCAAGCGAGACTTCGGGCAATAGCGATTAGTTCTTCATCATCACTAGATACCATTCCACCTTCACCAGTACAAATATGGTGAGCAGGATAAAAAGAACAAGATGCAGCAATTGCCTTATCTGTGAGATAATTTTCCTCCCACTTACTTCCAAGAGAATCGCAATTATCAGCAATCAAATAAATCCTATTCCTTTCGCAAATATCAACTATCTGATCATAATCATAAGGATTACCAAGAACAGGAGAAGAAATAATACCACGAGTACGAGTGGTAATTTTATCTTCAATCTCACTAATATCCCAATTAAGATCACTAAAATCAATATCAACAAAAACGGGTTTCAGTCCACACTGAACAATAGGAGCAATAGTTGTAGGAAATCCAACGCAAGACACAATGATTTCATCACCATCTTGCCATCCAAACCTTTGCTTGAGTGCAGAAAACATAATCAAGTTTGCTGAACTGCCAGAGTTCACCATCAAAGAATGCTTCTTATTAAACTTCTTGGAAAATTTAACCTCAAATTTATTAACTTCTTCACCAGACGCAAGCCATTTTCCGGCAAGAAAAGATTTTAGAATAACCTCAATCTCATCATTGGTCCAATATGGTCCAGAATAATAAACAGGAGATTTTCCAGGAGTAAATTCTCCACTGTTAGCAAGATATGGGAAAAGATTTTCTTCAGTAGAAGAAAGATTTCCAAGAAAATCTTTAATTAAACTGTTAATGTTGCTCATAAATGAAAAGTTTATTTTGTGATTTTATCAATGTAGTCCAATGCTTCTTCACTCACAGCAGTCCTAAACCACTTGCGAAGACCTCCATTAGATTTGTTTACTTCTGCTGCCAGAGAACCACCAGCTTGATGTAATACCTTAACTATCATTCTATCACCATTTACAGGATCGTCAAGACATAATTGTCCATCTTGAACATATAAGTCTCTCCAACTGTCCCAATGTGTTTTTGTTCCCCAAGTATTACAAACACCATAAGAAAGACCTGTTCCGATTGAGTCTAATATTTTGGTTGAATACTTACCCCAATGAAACAGTTGATTTAATGTATCTTGTTCGTCTCCAAGTCCATGAAAATAGGGGTCAACTTCGGTCTTTATTCTATATGCTTCCTTATTCAAATTGTGCCAATCATACCAAAACTCTTTATTATTTGATGCAATAAAACCAGCGTTTATGAATTGCTGCACAGGAATAGGATTTCCATTTCCAAAAGGAGGAAGATGAGAAATTGTAATTCCTTGATGAGAACTTGCCTTTCCCAGTGAGTTGTTATTTCTGACTCCAATAATATCTTCATCACTTTCAAATAACTCAGTCAGTGGACCAGTAACAACGGAATCACCATCAATATGAACAACCATATCATAATCACTAATATATGGCATACAAGTTGTTGCCATCATCCAGACAGGTTTAAGCCAAGGATCTTTCACCTTAGCTTCTTCAGTCATTTTTGAATCAAAGATAAAAAAATCAATGTCTGGATGAAAATGTTTAAATGATTTAACCAAGTCTTGAACACCAATTAAATCAACATAATCATCAGTACACCAAGTAGTGACTGCAATTCTTTTAGACATAATCAGTTATATTTTGGAAGGATCTTTTGCTCTTTGATTTGACTGTTAGTAAGTTGATTGATCTCATTCTTCACATAAAACCTTTGATCGTTGTTGTGATAAACATCTCTCGCAAGTTGAATAAAAGTTTCATCAAAGACTTTATTCTTTTCGCAGTTACGAATGTTATCCTCAACATTCCAAATAGTTTTATTCACATCTCTAAGAGAATCAATCAAGTTTTGAGGAACGTTTAGTTCTTCAACAATAGGAGTGAGATAGTTAAGTTCATACTCAATGTTTTTAAGTTTTTCATCACTATCACACTTTTCCTTTTTGATTTCAAGAATCGTCATTTTATCTACGATTTCACCAACAGATACTTCAATCTTCATTTTTCCTCCTAATCATTTCCATTTATTAAAGGGATAAGTATCCCAATTCTTTGCTAGATATTCCTCACCAAAAAGTTTAGTTCCAGCGTTTCCATCCTTGAATGGCGGCAGTTCTCTACCTTTTCTTACAAACAGAGAATCTCCCCACATTTCTCTTTCATATGAAGAAGACATTTCTCTAAGTTCAAATCCACGTTCATTCAACCACTTAACTATTTCTTCATGAGATACTCCAGACTTATGCCTATCATCAAGTGTCGTCTCAAGATCAATTACATTAATATAATCAAGATACTTTTCAAATCCAATTAATACATCAAGTTCAGCACCTTCAACATCAATATTTAAAAAATCATGCTCATTCATATCAATGTTGTTTTCTTCAATCACAGTTGCAAGAGTTTTAGTTTTAACTTTGATTGAGTTTACTTTATTCCACTCAGGAAGTCCTTGATAAAAACTTGACCCATGCTCGGCAAAGTAAAAGTTTTTAACGCAATTATCTTCACGATAAATAAATTCATTGAAGATTTTAAATCCCCACTTATCAGCAACTGGTTTTGCCATGTTCTGATAAATGTTTGGATTTGCCTCAACACCTACAACTTTATTACCAAAGAGTTTGGTATAACATCCATATTCAATAAAGTCCCAAAGACCAACATGAATGACTCCCTTTGGTTGAACATTAATTCGTTCAAAAATACCAACATACTCTGCAGTCGGATTGTCCCAAACAGCATATCCAGTCTCCTTGTTCCAGGAGGCATAAGGCCCCAACATACTCATGAGAAGTACCTCATATAGATATAGTCTTCCAAAATTTCCATTTCTTTCGCTTTCTCAAGATTTTCTTTTATAGCATCCATCTTACTGTAATAAATTTCATCTGATACTTCAAACTCATCAGTAAGATCAATAATACCATCTTTATTAAAGTAATCACCAATATCAGGAGCACCAAGATAAACTGGAATAGTACCAGTTGCAAAACAATCTAAAAGTTTCTCTGTGAAATAAGTTTCGTATTGACCGTTTTCGATTGCAACAGAGAACATGTAATCACAGAGACCATCTTCTTTGTTTGAAATTTCTTTGAATCCTCTACCATACATATCAACCTGCCCCCACAATCTTTCTACCCATTCAAGGCGAAGTTTGTGTCCCTCACACATAGTCTTGTTAGATGAAATCATAGAAATCATCTTAGTTTTCTCATAAATCTTAGGTTCTTTAATCCAAAATCCTTGAGCAGGGCACCACTTAAATTTTGGATCTATTTTTAAAAGTTCTTGATTATGAGTAAAGATGGCATCAAATGTTTCCAAATATTTTTCAGGAAACATTTTGACCGCATCTACAATTTGAGGAGTGATATATCTAGATTCCAAAAGCCATCCATACTTAGGACCCTGAACTTCATCAAACTCTGCTTGACCAAGAGTACTATCAATATAAAAAGTTACTTCTCCACTTCCATCCTTTACCCATTCGATATACTTAGACTCTTTACCGTGAACTGAGTATCCTTTATTTCCGTTTGTAAGGTGCGTAAAAGTATTGCCAACAAGATTAAATTTTGTTTTCATGGTACGATCAAATCCAATTGTTTAATATCAAACTTTGATATCTTAATATCTATAAGGTTTTTGGTAAAGGGACCTTCACCCAACTTACAATAGTCATAAAGAGCTCTTGTTGGATCGGGCATGTTTGGATCTTCATAGTCAACAAAAAACATTAATTTAAGACAACTTAAATATTTGAAAAGATCAAAAATACCAGAACACTGTCCTACTATTACAAGATTTTTATGTCTCACAACATAATCTAATAGATCTTGCAATTCATACTTATCTAATGGTTCGGTGCCAGAAAAGGTTTTTTGGTTTTTGAAGACATTGGTTTTTTTAGTCATGTTTACAATAACCTTATATCCCTTCTCCTGCATTTTATCAACAATGTTTTGCCAAAAAGAATCATTAAGTTGATAACTATCACCCCTTTCTGGAAAAAGTATGCAGGTTTTTTCTTCAATGTCCTTTATAGAATTTAAATCGTAACTGTAAATTTTTTCTAAAATTCCAGTTCTATGAATATCATTACAATAGTCCCAATCCTTGAATGGCATGTGCGCGACCTTTAATCTACCATAAGTATGAGCGTTTTGAACTATGGTAGGATCTTGTGGATAAAATCCATTGCAAGACATTAATACTTCTTCCTGGTCTATAGGATATCCCTTAAAATTTTGAAAATCGTCTGGATAAACGACAATCTCCAAACACTTATGCGGAGATGGTACATAATTATCAAAAATAAATTTAATGCCATTAAATATTCTTTTTTGACAAAGTATTTTATAAGGAACAGGAGATCTTGATTCCAAGAATAGAGAAGCCGCAGTAGCATCTCCCATACCCCAACACATCAAATACCAGTTTTCTTTTTGAAAAAGAGTTTTATCAAAATTAATGGTTTCTTCGTGTGTTATTTCTCTTATTACAATTGACATAGAATTTTCTCCAAAATATCAAAACTCTCTTTAGTAGTATGACTGTGAATGTTAGTTGCTTTATAAAGTTTTTTATTAAAATAAACTTCCAGATCTGCTTTGTGAACGTTGTCTTGTGTTTGAGTAATTAAAATTTTATTCACATTCTTAACGTTTGCATCATGCATTGAAGATGCAACTGCTGCTCCACTAAACCTACCTACAATTATATCACAAAAAATACTCAAATATGAATTGTGAAGTATGTCCGAAGAAAAATTTCCAAAGACATCTGGAGTGTAAAATATATTTTCTGCAGAAAATTCTTGCTCTTCTTTATTGGTATAGTAAAAATCCCAATCACTATAGTTGGAAGCGAAATCGAAAATTATATTGATCCAATCTTGATTATCAGTTTGACCTGATTTTCCTTTATGATTTAAAAAAAGAATTTTTTTTCTAGAATTATTCCCAACTGATTTTATTTTAGAAATAGATTCCGAATCCAGAATAGTATCATAATCAAAATTAATTCCAAGATCATCTGGAATTTTTATATCAAATCCATGTTTTTTAAAGATAAATTTCCAAGCTCTTTGATGAACAAAAAAAGTATCCTCAAGTCCGGGAAAAGTTTGATCCGTTTCAGTTGACGGTATTAGTAATTCGGAATATTCTTTATTACACAACCAAGTTGGAATATTAATATCTCCGCACATTTCCTTTGTGGGGATGAGTCCAGGAACAGTTTTCATAAAAATATCAGGAAATACTGTACCATCAGATCCATAGATGTATTGATAGTACTGATTTCCTGGATATTTTTCTACAAGAAGTTTAATAAAGGGGGCAGCAAATAAAAAGTCCCCCAAATGCGCTTCAGTATAAAAGCAAATTTTCATAATCAAACAGGATGATGCATTATAACATCTTTACATACTTGATTATTAATCCACTCATATGTTTTACGAATCCCCTCTTCAAGAGTTTGGGAATAATCCCAACCAAGTTTTTCACGAATAAGATCGTTATTTGAGTTACGACCACGAACTCCGAGAGGTCCATCAATATGATTCTTCTCTACATTTTTACCAGATACTTTTGCAGCAGTGTCTGCAAGTTGATTAATAGTTACCATTTCTTCAGACCCAATGTTTACTGGTCCTTCAAAATTAGATTTCATTAAGCGACGAGTTGCTTCAATACATTCATCGATGTAGAGGAATGAACGAGTCTGTTCCCCATCGCCCCAGATATCAATAGTACCTCCAGTGAGAGGAAGTTCTGCTACTTTGCGGCACATAGCGGCGGGAGACTTTTCCTTACCACCAGTCCATGTTCCCTCAGGTCCAAAAATGTTATGGTAACGAGCAATCCTTACAGGAATTCCATAATTGCGACTATAAGAAAGATAAAGACGTTCCGAAAAAAGTTTTTCCCAACCATATTCAGAGTCAGGTCCTGCAGGATAAGCATCAGATTCCCTAAGTCCCGGATTATTCACATCCATTTGAGCGTATTCTGGATACATGCAAGCAGAAGATGAATAGAAAATTTTAGTCTTATTAGTGCCAGTAAAGTCATTTAGGTTCCTTACTGAATCCAAAATATTCAAATTAATAAGAGCGGAATTATGCATTACGTCTGCATCATGATCTCCACTAAAAATATATCCAGCACCACCCATATCAGCGGCAAACTGATAGATCTCATCAAAAGTTTCAATATATTTTGATGAGACGAAGTGATAGTAATTCTCAGCATAACCTTTAAATTGAACTACCTTTTCGGTAAAAATTTGATCAGTTAGATCGCCGCGAATGAATTCATTTGCCGCAGTTTCAGAGAATTCGGGGAACTTTAGATCAACTCCACGCACCCAATATCCCTCTTCACGCAATTTTCTTACCATGTAACTGCCGATAAATCCACCAGCACCACACACAAGAGCTGTTTTTTGTTTTTCAGACATTAATAAACCTCCACTTTAATTTAAGTATATTTAATGATTCAAATGTTGTCAAGTATACTGGACAATACTTTCATTTGGTTTGGAGTAACAAAGTGATTGTTTCCAACATAAACACCACTTGTATGTAAAATTTCTACGTTTAGATTTTCTTTTTCACTAAAAACTTCATATTTCCTAAAGGCGGGATGTCTTAAAAGATTTCCACTAACAATAGGACGGTGCTCTATTCCTTTAGAATCAAAAATTTCTTTGAGTCTATTTACGTTTTTTGGATCCTTGCAAATGATTGGAAAACAAAAACTACTGTTTCCAGGTTTATATTCTGGAACATAAAATTTATGAGAATTTTTTGAGATCGAAAGGAAAAAATCTTTATAATTTCTCCTACGAATTTCAATCATTTCATTCAGTCTCTTTAACTGTGATAGACCCAGAACCGCACAAATTTCATGATTTCTAAAGTTATAACCATCAGTCATAAAAAGAAACTGTTTGGAAATATCAGGATTTTCTTCAACATAATATTTGAATCGATCTGGACTTGATTCTCTTGCCATTCCATGACTACGTTTCATTCTCATTAGTTCATACAAATCTTTATTATTAGTACAAACCATACCACCTTCAATGGTAGTCATATGATGCCCGAAGTAAAAACTAAAAGTAGACCCTAGAGAATCTTTCCCTCTACGAATGCCTTGGTTGCTTTCTACACCATGTGATTCGCAAATATCCTCTAGTATTAATGCGTTGGGAAATAACTCTTTATACTTCTCAACATTTGCAGAAATGCCTAGAAGGTGCGTAATAAAGATTGCTTTTACATCTGGGTGTTCTTTTGCAATATACTGCAAATTATCTTCATCAAAACTAAAATTCTTGAGATTTACATCACAAAAAATAGGAGTCAGTCCAGATTGAATTACTGGAGCAATATTTGTAACCCAAGTGCAGGCAGGAACAATGACTTTATCACCATCACTCAATCCGTAAAGTTCTTTTACAGAAGATATTAAAAGAGAATTTGCTGTGCTTCCAGACGACACATACAATGAATATTCACATCCCAACCAATTGGACCATTGGTTTTCAAACTCTCTTACTTTTGGTCCATTTGTAAGACGACTCGTAAAGAGGACAAATTTTGCCATTTTTAGACGATCAGTAAAAGTGATCGTATCTTTCATTAAAGGCCAATACATATTTTATATTCCCCCATCAAAACCGCTGTTCATTTAAACACATATCTCTAACAAGTTCGTCAAAACTAATTTTTGGTTCCCACCCAAGTTTCTCTCTAGCCTTAGTAGAATCTCCAATTAAGGTATCAACTTCAGAGGGTCTGAAATATTTTTCAGAAACTCTAATTACTACACGATCACTTACAGTATCAATACCAACCTCATCAAGTCCTTCCCCTTCCCAACGAATATTCATGCCAAAATAAGGAGCACATTTTTCAACAAATTCACGAACAGAATGTTGCTCTTCTGTGGCAATTACATAATCATCAGGTTCATCTTGTTGGAGCATCAACCACATTGCATCGACGAAATCTTTTGCATGTCCCCAATCACGTTTTGCGTTTATATTTCCTAAGTGAACGCAGTCAAGTAGACCAGATTTTACTTTAGAAAGTCCAATAACAACCTTTCTAGTTACAAAAGTTTCTCCTCTACGGGGAGATTCATGATTAAAAAGAATACCAGAACTAGCGTGAATACCCATAGATTCTCTATAGTTCTTAGTAATCCAATGACCGTAAAGTTTTGCTACTCCGTATGGAGACCTTGGATAAAATTGGGTTGTTTCTTTTTGAGGTATTTCTTGAACCATACCAAACATTTCAGAGGTCGATGCTTGGTAAAAACGAACGTCTTTCTCCATCCCCAAAATACAAAGACTATGGAGAATACGAACTGTTCCCAAGGCATCAACTTCTGCAGTATAAGCTGGCATTTGGAATGACACTTTTACGTGACTTTGTGCTGCTAAGTTATAAATTTCCGTAGGTTCAACTTCTTGAATTACGTGAAGAATATTAGTCGAATCAGTAAGATCTCCATGATGAAGAACAACGTCATCTGATAGATGATTGATTCTGGTATTGTTAATAGAGGAACTTCGTCGAATAGTTCCATGAACTTCATATCCCTTACTTAAAAGTAGTTCTGAAAGATATGAACCATCTTGACCGGTAATACCTGTAATAAGTGCTCTTTTCATACACGAATGCTTTTTAAAATATTATACAAAAAAAGGAGGTTATTGTCAACCTCCCTATCTATTCAGGCTCGCCACCAATTCTTTGACTGGAAATTGGAAACCAGGCGGGAGAGAGTCCCATCCGCACCACTTGCTCTTGAGAGAAGCAAGAAACTCATAAGGGGTCATATTGACTCCACCACTTAGTTTTGAGAAACTAAGAAAAGTTGGGTTAACTTTGATATCTCGGTAATACCAAAGAATGCACATAAGAATAATACATCCCAAAGTTTAAGTTTAATAGCAAAAGGTATTGTAAGTAATCCTCCAATAACTTTTATCATTAAACCATATTTAAATTCTCCCCATAACATAGTTTGATAACCTATTATAAGGAGAATGTTTCCAATCCACCGAAGTAAATCAGATTTTGACATTAGGGGTTTGCTCCCGACCAGTGCTGTTAAAGTCCATCCGTGACTATTTACTCATCATCGTCTTCCACATAACAAGGAACTCGATCTGGATCCAACCATTTAGTGTATTCAAAATCTTCCATAGCAGTCATTAACTGCATTTCATTATCACAGAGATACATATCTCGATAACGACCCGTATAAGAATCTACTTTTTGAATACGACAGTCTGGTTTACCATTAATTTCCAAAGTGCCAACTTGAATGTAACGATAAGGAAATCGTTCCATAAGAACAGTTGGTTTCCTAACTACTTTTATCATGCTACTTCAACGGATTCAAGATCAGCAAGAACGTATTCCATAAGCATTTCATAGTCATCAAGAGGATCACCAGAGAACACTACACCTTCGTTTTCATAGAAGCGGCGAACTTTTTTGTAAAGTTTCGGATTCTTTACATCAAGGTAGAAATCGCCGTTTGCTGCACCACGAAGAGTTTGAACGTCTTTCTTGAATTTAGAAGTGAGAGTCATTGTTTTGAATGTTGACCTTAGTATTATAAGGGTTTGACTTGGAGAAGTCAAGACGGACACTTAGAGGGGTGTCCTATGCTCGTTGTGGGGAACGATCCCACCTATGCCGATTTATGAGATCGGTGCATTCACCAGATTGCTAAACGAGCAAGGTAGGACTGCTGAGACTTGAACTCAGTTCACACCGTTATAAGCAGTGGGCCTTAACCCATAGGCGACAGTCCCATTAAAGTCACGAACCTTCTTCGTGATCTGTGTGGAGACGTATCAGTTCGTCATCCACTGTTGATTCTATTGCGTACTTTATGGTTTCGTTGTAAGGAACTATCACAGCACTATTATTTCCATCTCTGATAATAAACGATTCGCCATTTTCTACTCTTTCCATTAGATTATCAAAATCAGATTGAAACTCTTCGACTGTAAAGGATTGAAGTTCGTTTAGTTCTTGCATTTTCATAAAGTGATTTTTATGAGTCGGGGTGACTGGGATCGAACCAGTGTCTTCTTGCTCCCAAAGCAAGCCGTCTACCGCTGACTTACACCCCGTTATTTTTGTTTTGTTTGATGTATAACCATTATACCCATGATTGGAACCATTGTCAAGAGGTAACAAAGGATAAAAAGCGAAACCTGATTATCCAAGATTAAATGAACAAGGTGTCTCATCGTACTCTATCTATAACAGCAAGAACACCGTGAGCATAGAAGAAAAGCAAAACCGAACTGATTGATGCTGATATTATTGTAGCAGTTTTATTGTGATTGTCAATAGCAGCATCAATCATCTCCTGAACTTCAGAACGACTGATGAACTCATCATGGGGTTCCATCACTTTTCATCTCCAAGAAATTTTGCAAGAGGATCGCGTCCTGTTTTAATAATCTCACAAGCTCTGCGATAAAACATATTACTGGTATTACCAGATTTTTCAAAAGTTTCTTTAATTTTTACCCAGTTATCAAACGTGTGTTTGTCCATGGGTTTTATGCGTAGTACTATTATATAATAATTTCGATTCTTTCAGTGTCAATGAAATGTGTTCATTATGTAACACTGTTAAAGAAATTATTAAATTTTGGTATCAATTATAGCGGAGAGGGTGGGATTCGAACCCACGGAAGCTTTCACTTCGCCGGTTTTCAAGACCGGAGCCATCAACCACTCGACCACCTCTCCAATATGAAATTCAACGAATTTCAAAGTCCAGTTTACGAACTTTACGTTGTCTTCTTGCTTCTTGAAAAGCAAGATCTTGATTGGAAAGCACATTTGATTTTTGTGTTTCCTTTAATGAGTTTAACATAACAACGCGAGATAAGTCAAGTGCTGAAATCTTATCTCCACGAATTGTTGCCATATTTGAACATCCGCAGGTTACTGTTTTAGTTGGATGTCCTACTAATTCTCTATTACAATCTTTGCATCTTATTGATAACATTGTTCCTCATCCTTGTCACTGTAAATGCGATCTTAATTGCCAAATAAATTTGCCGTGTGATTCCATTAAGTCTTGAACTAGATTGGCAGTTGCATAAGACTTTTGTTCTTCTGCTTCTTCCGAAATCTCTGCCATTAACTCACAAAACTTGGTGTTATTATCAAGAAGTTCTTGAAGCATTTCTCCTGCTCCAGTTGAACTTGCTGCCTCTTTGATTTGAGTTACCTCAAGCATTCTTGAAAGAGAACTTAAAGGTTTAACATTCAAGTACCTCATATGCTCAGAGAGTCTGTCAATTTCTTCAAACATAGTCTCATATTGTCCACCAAAGAGTTGATGAAGTTGAGTAAAATCACTCCCCACAACATTCCAATGAAACGCCCAAGTTTTATGAAACAAAACAAAAAGTGATGACTGAGCATCACTTAAGAGTTTAAACAGTTTTTCCATTATACTCTTTTTGTAAGTATTTATGAAATGGGAGATATCGGATTCGAACCAATGACCGTCTGCGTGTAAAGCAGCTGCGCTACCACTGCGCCAATCTCCCGTTTCCTCTGTCTAGGAATCGAACCTAGTTTCCATGTGTGTTGTCCACCCGTCCTTACCAATAGACTACCAGAGGTACTCCACAACCTGGATTCGAACCAGGGACCAAGTGATTAACAGTCACCGACTCTACCGCTGAGCTATTGTGGAATAAGAACCCGAAGGTTCAGAGCGGAGTATCGGAATCGAACCGACGACATCTAACTTGGAAGGATAGCGTTCTACCGCTGAACTAACTCCGCTTATAAGACAATCATAAACTATTTTAGTTTGATTGTCAAGTGTCGTTGAAAGGACTTGAACCTTCATGGATTGCTCCACTGGAACCTAAACCCAGCGCGTATACCAATTCCGCCACAACGACTTGGTGGTAGGAGGGATCTCTATGTGCGGACAGAATCACCTTTTCCTTCATCTAGCAGTAACCAGCGAGAGGGATTGCACTTCCTACGAAGGAATACTAACAAGTGGCGTTTTGACCACACAAAATTACTTAGAACTTACAAAATCATTAATCGTTTCTGCTTGCTTAAGGACATCAGAAAGAGTTGGATATTTTGAATCAAATCCTTCTGGCAATTTACCACCGTTGCGGCATTCTGCTTTTGCAAACTCCACATGATAATTGTCCGAAAGCATCGCATAAGCTTGCTTAAAAACTTCAAATCTAAGTTGATACGGTGTCATAAGTATTCTCCTATGAATTGTGTTTGTGTGTTTGATGGAGTAAGTGTAATATACCTCATAAGGATATAACAGTGACTTACCCTCTATCACTTTTATATATGGAGATAAACTCCAACGACTCAAGTAGGACTCGAACCTACGACCGACTGCTTAGAAGGCAGTTGCTCTATCCATCTGAGCTATTGAGTCATTATGTTTTAAGTATATCACTCTTCTCTACAGGTGTCAACCCATGGAGCACAGAGTCTCATTTCACCTCCAAGTTTTTTACAGTCTTCAGAGTAACATAAAGCTTCATCTGGAGCCTTCTCTATCAACCGTGGCAAAGGTACTCTAGGTGGATCTGAGTCCCTTGTCAAGCGTTCATAATCACGAATTGCTTTGTCTACATCTCTCTTAACTCTTCTATCCACCACACCAGGATCTTGGAGTAAAACATCGTTGATTATGGTCTGGGGGAATAGAGTCCTCTGCACCTCGTCTAAGAGGTCCCAGAGGCGCTCTGAGGGCACTCCTGTGCATTGTGAGAAGGTTGCTACAATACCACTGAGTATGACGCTTATAAGGACTATTTGCTTCTTATCTGGTTTCTTCTTTCCGAAGTTAAAATTGAACATAAAAAAGAGGAGTAGCAATCGCTCTCCTCTATTTATTATTCAGTTTTATATTCTATTTTATCAAACCTCTACCGTGATCAGTTTGGAAGCATAATCATGAGCATACGAAGTGCGAGCACCATGATGCCCCCAACCAATCCAACTATACGCATAGTCCATGTAGCGGTTAATTGATTTGCCAGGAGTCTTCATACGCTCCTCAATCTCTTTCCACTGGACTTCATTTGTCAGATAACGAAGTTGCGTGTGAAGTGATGATGGAGAACCACCATACTTCTTAGCAAAATCACCCAATCCATAATAACGGTTGGCAGATGTCCATTGAATCAGTCCGTAACCGCCACCGCAGTTACTCCAACTGGTTCTACTACCACCTTCACAAATGTTAGGAATAAAAGTTGATTCCTGACGAATATTACCCATGATGGTAGCAAGGGCGTTTCTGTCTTTAATACCACGATCCTGGAAAAATGCCAGGGTAGCATTCTCATATTCATTACACCCTTTACAAATTAACCTTTTCTCTTTTGGCTTTGGGATTGCAACCTCTCGGATTGCTGTCGTCTCTGGTTCAAACTCTTTAATGATTGAATAAGGTTTCTCCATTGGTAGAGGAGGACCTTGCAGTTTATAACTAGAGAATGGCAGTGTTGCCGCATTGGTTGTAACCGTTGCCAGAAGAGGCAAGGCTACTGTAAAGAAATTTTGCATTAAAATTAATAGAACTCTACATCCGTATAGAAAGGGGGTCCACCCTTTTCTCAAAGGGCACTTTCCACGGCTCTAAATCAAACTCAAAGACTCATAATAAAAAACCCTGCTCATAACAGGGATTTAAACATTATAAGTTTTTATTTAGATTTTGTCAAGAGTTTGGTTTACCGAACATCAATCTCCTGTTCATCAGTCCAATCTTCATCTTCTAAACAAAGGTAATCGAGTTCTTGAGTTCCCTCTGGAATGTTAATCCATTCATCAAACTCTGCAAGAAGTGCCTGAGCATTTTTATGCCGATCTGCATCATGAAGAAGTTCAATCTTATTGATTGCCCAATCACGAACAAACGCTACAGGTTCGCTTTCAATCTGAGTTTCCATAGTAATCTTTTCGGAAGTACCTGTTGAGGATATTGCTATTGTAGAATGCTGGTTCTCCGTTGTCAAGTGCTTCTGTGAGCACTCCATTGACAAATAATTGTCTGGTCTCCTCAAAGTTTGTTTTGCCCTTTGTTTTATGTAATGATAAGATAATTCTACTAAAATTCTCTCTGCCAAATTTGTCAATGTCTTCTTTAAGTTCCGGACAAGACCCATAATATTCTTTCCAATTAGATTCTGATTTTACTTTTCTTTTTTTGCCTTTTGGAGTACGAAACTGCCACAGATATTTTCTACCAATATATCTCTTTCCATTAAGTTTATTTTCAATCAAATAAACAAATCCATAATGGTCACTTATGTCTTCAGACTCAAAAGGTTTACCATTATAATACCACGGATTAATATAACTGCAACTCATTCACATAATCAATCGCTTTGTTAAGATATTTATGGGCAAGTTCCTTCTCGTGCCAAGGAAGAATTTCTTTGTCTAATTGATGCTTAAGTCCATCTAATCTTGCTTTTAATTCGAAAATATCTGAAATGAGTACCATAAAAAAAGAGGAGTGTGACCTCCTCTATCTATACGAATTTAATTTGTTTCATCTAACCATTCTTTACAATAATCATAATCTCCAAACATAAACTCATCACATTCTGCCGCTTCTTGATAAGCGTTCAAAATCGCTTGTTCACACCATTCATCATAATTGGAATCCTGCGAAAGTATTTTTGGTAACATCTTGTTTAATGCCTCCTACAACATAACTTTCGACTTCTGTTTCTTGTGGAGCTACTTGGAGACCTTTAGAAGAAATCCAGTGTTGTGTCCAAGGAAGTGGATTATTGTTTGCCGAAATATCATATTGTGGTTTAAGACCGATTGATTTAAGTCTACGGTTAGCAATCCATTCAACATACTGCTGTAACAACTTATCATTAAGTCCGATCATGCTACCATCTTTGAACAGATAATCTGCCCAACGCTTTTCTTCATTTACAGCACGATCAAACATTGCATATGTCCACTCTTCTTCTTCTTTCATGATCTGTTTCATTTCTGGATCATCACCATCACGCCACTTATTCAGAATATTTTGAGTGATTGCTAGGTGTTGATTTTCGTCTCTTGCAATGAGACTAATGATTTTAGCGGATCCTTCCATAAGCTTAAGTTCACCAAAGGCGAAACTACAAGCAAAACTAACGTAGAAGCGAATACCTTCAAGAATATTAACGTTTGCGATTGCTCTATAGAGTTTTCTTTTAACGTCATTGAGTGTTTCCTTTGCGTATGATACTCCTTCAAGATTGTGCAACCAAGTATCAGATACACCATACTGTTGAGACGATTGAATGAAGTCATCATATGACTCTGTAACGCTCTTAGCACGTTCCAGAATACGCTCATCAGTAACAATCTTATCAAACACCTCACTAGGATCTGAATAAACGTTTTTAATGATGTAAGTATAAGAACGACTATGGATCATCTCCATAAATCCCCATACTTCCATACACGCTTCCAGTTCAGGTAGTGAACAGTATGGAATAAATGCCATACCAGGACCACGACCCTGAATAGAATCAAGCATGATCTGATACTTTAGATTAGAAGTATAGATATGCTTTTGCTCTGGGCGAAGTGTTTGATAATCTCCACGGTCCTTCTGGAGAGAAACCTCTTCGGGTCTCCAAAAGTATCCTAATTGTTGGGTGGTCAGTTTGTCGAATACAGGATATTTGTATGAATCATATCTTTGAACTCCCAAAGGTTTACCAAAGAACATCGGTTGTTTTTTGGTATTCACTTGTTCAGTATTAAAAACTGTCATACCTTTAATATTTGTTTGTGGTTCTTCTGTGGAAGAAATTTTAAACTGCACAGGATTCACACTCTCCCTCCTCTACTGAACTTAACTCACTTAACAAATCTTGAAGATTGGGTTTTTCTTCTACTACCTCATCAGTTTTAATATCATAAGTGTTTTGGTAGTAGGAAGTTTTCCACCCGTACTTGTATGTAGTCAAAAAGTCATTTGCCATTACAGAAGTAGGAACTTCATTATTGTCATAATTTTCTGGATTATAGGACCAGTTTCCAGAAATCGCTTGGTCAAAGAACTTTTGCATAACAGCAACAATATTAATATATCCAGTATTGCTAGTCATCTCCCAAAGAAGCGTATAGTTGTTTTTAAGAGTTTGATACTGAGGAACAATCTGCTTAAGAGGTCCTTTCTTTGATTTCTTAACGGACAAGTAATCTCTAGGTGGTTCGATTCCATTGGTTGCGTTTGACACAACGGAACTACTCTCCGATGGCATCTGTGCGGACAGTGTTGAGTGCCTGAGACCGTGTTCCAAGATAGATGCTCTAAGAGTTTCCCAATCATGCTCAAGTCCAATAGAAGTGATTTCATCTACATCCTTTTTGTAAGTGTCAATCGGAAGAATTCCATCAGCATACTTGGTGCGTCCAAAGTATTCACAGTGACCCTTTTCTTTGGCAAGTTGATTAGAAGCTTTCAGTAGATAATACTGGAATGCTTCTGTAAGTCCATGAACAGCATCCCACGCCTCTTGAGAATCATAATTAAATCCAAGTTTTGCCAAATAGTGAGCAAGCCCAATAAACCCAATACCAAGAGAACGACGTGCCTTGGTGGCGATTTCTGCTGCTTTTACTGGGTAATGTTGATAATCAATCAATTCATCCAATCCACGAACTGAAAGGTCGCAAAGTTCCTCAAGTTCTTCATCGGACTTTACCTTACCCACATTGATAGCAGAAAGAATGCAAAGTGCAATCTCACCATTTGTATCATCAATATGTTGTAGAGGATAAGTTGGAAGAGTAATTTCTTGACAAAGATTGCTCATCTCAACCTTATCCTTAAAGGATGAGTGAGAATTGCAATGATCAATATTCATGATGTAAATACGTCCCGTTTCAGCTCTTTCTTTAAGTAAGTTGAGAATAAGATCTTGTGCCTTAACAACTTTTTTCGGAATGGACGAATCCTTTTCATATTGTACATAGAGATCATCAAACTCAGGGAGTCCGAAAGAATTATAAAGTCCAGGTACGTCATGGGGACTGAAGAGAGTAATCTCCTCATCTTTGATAAACCTTTCATAGAACAATTTTGAAATTTGAATAGAGTAGTCAAGTTTGCGAACTCGATTATCTTCAGTTCCTTTATTATTCTTAAGAACTAGAATGTCTTCTATTTCTTGGTGCCAGATGGGGAAGTGGACCGTCGCGGATCCACCTCGTATGCCATTTTGCGTGCAACATCTGACAGTTGCTTCAAACTTCTTGAGAAATGGTACAACACCCGTGTGTTGAACTTCTCCACCTCTGATTTTGCTGTTGAT